CGCGCACCGCGGCCCATGCGGGCAGCTCTGCGCCGTCCAGCTCTACGCTGCCCGTCTGTCGGTACTTGCCGCGCCAGCTCTCGGCGAGGCTGTAGGACGTGACGCCCTCGAGCGGCCCGAGGTCGTCAAGCGTGCGGCTGTCAACCAGATAGAATTCCGGGCGCACAATGAGGCCCGACGCGTGCCAGTCAATCACTCGACGACCTCCAAATCTGCCGCGATCTCGAGCCACCCGGGCGCGTCCGACGCGTCGAGCGTGTAGGACGTGAGGGCGACCGTGTAGCGCTCGCCGCCGGGCAGGCGTAGGAGCCAATCGCCCGGCGCCTCGAGCTGCGCCCACACCGACGGGCCGGCCTCCTCGAGGTATCCGCCGGTTGCACCCGGCGCGGGCGTGAGGCCCTCGACCTGCAGAGAGAACTCCCCGCCGACGCCGTAGCGGCTGCGGGGCCGCGTGGCCCCCGCGGGCTTGAACGTCTCGACATTCTGCGAGAACCTGCGGCGCACGCCGGGGCCGGCGTTGTATCGAATGTATACGTTCTCGCCCGTCGCGGCGCTGCGCAGGCCTATGACGCCATGCGACGGCACGCGCACTGACGCGCTGGCCGTGCGCCACAAGGCGCCCGACACGACCGCGGCCGTGATAGTCACATCGACGTCGTACGGGGGCGCCTCGACCCATCCGCGCCACGCGCCGCCCGAAAGCCCGAGCGGCACAAGGACGCGCGAAGGCACGCCGCGCGCGTCGGTCCAATGCGCCCACGCCGCGGCGCTGTCCCACGTGCCGCCCGTGACGCTAACGGCCAGGTCGCCGTCGTCCGTGACGGTCGCCGTAACAGTCGGCGCGTCGATGCCAGGCGCGTCTTCGTGCGCCGTGATTGGAATGTCGTAGACGCGTGCGAGCGCCGGCGCCGTGGCGGCGTCGTACTTCTCCGCCTCGCAGTCGAACGCATACAGATTGCCTGAGAAGTCGGCGAAGGCGCCGTCTCGGGTGACTAGCTGCAGCGTCTCGACGTATATATGGCCGTCCTGATCCGCAACGCCCGGCGCGGTAAATGAGACTTCCGTCTCGCCCGCGGGTACCTGCGCCGTAGCACCGGCCCATTTGGGCGTGAGGTTCCAATGCGGCCCGAGGCTGCGCCCGTGCACGTCGTCCATGCAATAGCGCGGCCCCGAGAGCGTCAGCGCAGACGCCCCGCGCGACCAATTAGAGCGCGCGTAAACGGCCAGCGTGCCGTCCGGGCGGTATTCCGCCCACGACTCGGCAACGGGCCTGTAAACGGCCCTCAATGTCTGATAGGCCCAATCCCCGCACGTATTCGACGGCTCGTCGAACACGCGGGCGCGCACCTGCACTTCATGTGCGTCGTAGGTCGCCCACTCATACGCGTACGTGAACGAACGGCCCATGTACATAATCTTGTTGCCGCTTTTGGCGGTCTCACTCTTTACGTCGTCGTCGGCGCTCGAGTCGTCCCACGCGCTCCAGTCGGTCCACACCTCGCCGGCGCCGAGGCGCCCGGACGCGGCCGCGGCTAGGCTGTAGCGGCTGCGCGTGCGCGTCTGCACCTGAAACGTGTAGTGCTGCGACGTGAACGCAATACGCAGGCCGCTGGAGCCGCCCGACGGGATGCCGAGAACAGCGCTCCCGCCGTTGTTCCAACGGATGTTTGACGGCGTGACATAGCCGCTTCTGTACTCTGCCATGCTCGCCCCCTATCATCCCATGGCGCCGAGCCGCGCCAGCTCCTGCATGAACGAATAGAACAGGCTTTCGACGGCCTGCGAGTCGTTGACCCGTGCGCCGTCGACGTAAATGTTTGTCTGACCCGGCCCGCCCATTGCGGCCTTTACGGCCTCGCCGAACGGCTGCAGTCTCGAGGGCGACAACGGGACCAGCGCCTCCGGGCCGGCCTCGCCGAAAACGCCGAGTGTCGCGCCGTTGACGATGCCGCCGCGTGCATAGAAGCTGATCTGCGGCAGTTGGCCCGAGGTCAACCAATCGACCGGGTTCATGGAGCCTTCGAAGTGCAGGCTTGGCAGATGGATGCCCGAAAACGCCGCGCCAATGTCTGAGGCGATGCCCGAGAAAAACCCAATGATCTGCGAGGGGATGTTAGCGAAGTACGAAACGACCCCGTCAAACGTCGATTGAATGGACGACGCAGCCGACGAAAACGCGTTAGTTATGTCGGCCTGCAGCTGCGTGAAGAACGCCATGATCTGCGCCGGCGCGGCGATGATTGCGCCGACCAGCTGCCCCACGGCGCCCAGCAGGCTGATGACCGCCGAGGCCACGCCCGCGATAAAGGCGATGACGCCCGACCCGACCAGCGAGAACACGAACGGCAGCACTTCGCCTAGCAGCACCGAGGCGATCTGCCCGACGACCTCGCCGAGTATCTGCAATTGCGGCGCGAACTGCTCGACGACCTCGCCGACCGCGCCGAGGGCCACGGACGCCGACTCCCCGACGGCCGCGAACGCCTCGCCCCATGCCGTCGTGATGCCTGCGAGGGCCTCGCCCGCGGGGCCTCCGTCGATTTGCGAGAACACACTCGCGAAAATCTCAGAGAGCAGGTCTGGAAGCGCCGCCATGGCGTCGGCCACAAGGCCCGGCAGCGTCGAGACGATGCCGACGATGATCCGGCCCATAGCCGGGCCGACGTTGCGCGCCGCGGCCTCGAAGGACTCGACAAGCTGCTCCGTAACCGCGCCCATGTCGGCGTCGGGCTTGCCTAGCTCTGCGAGCCAGTTTGCCCACGACGCCCGCAGCGCGTTGACGCTGCCCTCTACCGTCGAGAGCGCCTCCTCCGACGTCTTGCCCATAATCCCCATAGACTGCTGGATTATATGCACCGCTGTATAGACGTCGGCGAGGTTTGAAATGTCGTAGTGAACGCCCGTTATGCTTTCAGCAGTAGCCAGGAGGCGTTCCATCTCTGATCTAGTACCACCATAGCCCAACTTGCATGTTGTTATCTCTGCTTTGACCTGTCGGGGTATAGCAGAAGTTCAGACTGTCGCACGGCCTTGCGAAAAGGCCCCGGCCCGCTCAGTCGTTCACGCTGCCCGGCTTTCGCCTGCTTGCGCCCTGTCGCCCCCCCGCGGGGCTTCCAAGTCAATAAGGGCCGGTTCGCGTCTGCGGTTTATGGATTATGCCGCAGCGCCCCCAATGTCGTTAAGGTTGTCAAGCATGGTGTAATTCTGTTTTGCAAAGCCCTGATACGCGCGCGTAACGTCGCCGATGTCGCCGCCAAACGTGTTGATATTGTCCGACATATCGATGATTGCCATGTTTGCGACCTCGGCGGCGCGGGCCGTGTCACCCCCCAGCGAGCTGATGAGCGATGAGCTAAAGCCCGTGACGTTTTCCATGTACTGGTTTGCGCTCATGCCTGCCGTTTGAAACGCGGCCGCGGCGTCGTCTAGGACCTGCGTCGCGCTGTCGCCGAAAAGCTTTTGCACGCCGCCCTCGAGCTGCTCGAAGCTCGAGAACCCGGCGAGGGCGTCGCCGAGGATGGACCCCAGCGCGTCCGCGCCTGCGCGCGCGCCGGCCATGATCGCGCCTGAGATGATGTTGCCGATTGCAACGGCCTTGGCGCTCAGTCCGCCCTCCATGCCCGCGCCCGCTGCGGCGCCGCCGGCCTTGCCGCCAGCCTCGCCAGCCTTGCGCAACGCGTCGTTGATGCTTTTTGTGTAATCCCCCTCTAGTTGCGGGATCACCTGTAGATAGGCTGTGCCAATCTTGTAGTTATCTGCCACGGCCTCACCCCGCTTCTTGCGGCGCCGCTGCGGTGCGCGGCCGGCTTAGGTAGTCCATAAGCTCCGCCGCGTCCATCTCGACGCCGACGTTCGTCTGTTCGTCTTGTTTCGGCTGTATCGCCCTCGGGCCTATCCAGCCATGGCCCTCCTTGCCGAAAACGCGCAGCAATATGTTTGCGACGTAGGCCGTGACTGTCGCCTCCAGCGTCCATGCGCTGTCCGGCTCGACGGTCGCCCAAAGGCGCGCGCCGCGCGGCAGGCCGGCCACAAGCGCGGCGACGTGCGCAGCGCTGTGACGGCCCGCCATGGCGGCGTCAATGTCAATGCCGTAATACTGCTGCAAATCGGCCCGGAGGGCGTCGGGGTAGAGCGCCAACGCGGCGCCGAGGGCTAATATTTTTTTTCGCCTGCAGCCTCGAGCGCCGCACGCGCGAACTCGAGCACGTCGGCGACCTGCGCGGCGTCGTCGCCGCCCATGGCCTCAACCGCGTCGGCGAGGGCGTCGCCCAGCACGTACTCAAAGAATTCAATCAGGTACGGCAGGCGCTCGCCGTCGCTCATGCGCGGGTCTTGCATCGCGGCCACAAGCTTAGCGGCCTTCCATGTCTGCAGGCGGTCCATATGGACCGGCACTTCCACACCCTCGACCTCGACCCGTTTAATGTTCTCGGCGGGCGCGATCTCTGCCGCGCCGCCGTCGGGCCACTCCTCGGCGGGGTCGATGTGAATCATGCCGCCGGATTTGACGAACTGCAGAAGCTCGTCTCTGCTCATCGCGTCGATGTTGTACACCCTGCCCCCTTATTCATTAGGCCGCTACGAATGCGTAGTAATCGCGCATCGTGACGCCGTTCTCGTCTGCGATGCAGACGAACGTCGTAGAGCGGCCGCTGGCCTCCGTGCCGTTGTATGTAGCCGTGTCGCGCGTCTCGGGCTGCGTCATGCACACGCAGCGGCGCAGGATGCCCGGACGCTCGACCATCTCGATAACCGTAGGCTTCGGCGTGACGGCGCGCGGGCCGTGCTTGACCACGAAGGAGCCGGTCTCCGCGTCCGTGATTTCCACGGCGTCGTCGCCGTAGATGAAACGAAACGCCTCGACGGCGATCTGAATCGGCTTAATCGTGATTTCTTCCTTGTATTCTGCCTGCGAGGTGTAAACCACCGCCTGGCCCTCATATGCCCGGATGTCCGTCGAGCTAGACGACTCGGAATTGGTCCAGCCGTCTGAAGACGTGTAACCGATGCACTGATACGCCTCGGGCAGTGCCGTAACCGCGTCAGTCGGGAGCGCCGTGCCGGCCGGGGCCGTGAAGATTGCGCCCGTGACCTTGCCGGCGGCGACTCCAACGCGCGACGCGTCAAGTGTTGCCATAGTCCCTCCTTACCTGCCGCTAATCCGTGAGGATGCAAGCGGCCGTTACTGCGATTTGATAGCGCGGGCGCCGGCTGTCGGGATCGGGGAAGGGATACGGCCCCGAGTCGATTTCAAGCGCCGAGAACCCGCGCGGGGGCGCGGTTATGAGTAGCGCCGTGCGGAGGTCCGTCGCGGCCTGCAACGCCTGCGCCGAAGTGGGCGCCCACACCTGCAGCGCGAACTCCGGGCGGTCTACGAGATCATAGACGCCGCCCCCCGTGCGCTCGACCGTGACGAAAACGCCCGCGGCGTCGTCGCGCATGTACTGCGCGGCGTCGTACCCGCGCGCCTTGAGCCACGCGACGAACGCGGCCTCCGGGCTGTAGCTCATGGCCCGCCCCCTTTGCTTTTAAGTAGGATATTCGTCTTAGAGTTGAACAGCGCGGCCGCGTAGTTCCGGGGCCACACAAGGCCCACGGCGCCGCGCCTGCCCTTGCGTGCGTCGGCGTCGAATTTGGGTATCCTTCCGCCGACCCAGCGGCCGTCCTTTTTCCATTGCTTAGTATGGAAGCCCGCGCCCGCGGCCTCTGCCGCGTCGGCTATCGACCGCGCGCGGGCGCCCACAAGCTCGACGGCCTCGGGGCTGTTTAGAACGGCCTTGATGCCCGCCCTGTCGGGCTTGAACGTCACTTTAACCATCGACGGCCACGCATTCCGCGGCCCTGTTCCACTGGCCCGGCGTCAAATCCGGGTCGTATGGCGTCGGGTCGCCGACGACGCGCACAGCCGCCGGCCATGGGGCCGGCAGCTGCAGCACGCAGCCCGTCAGGGGCTTGTCGTACGTCTTGGGGAAGTGCACGACGACCGACACGCGCACGCCCTCGGGCCGGTCCGCGCCGAGGTCTTCGGTCGTGGGCGATGAGATCAGGGCGCCGGCCACGGTCTCGACCTCCCACCGCTGCGTTATTGGTGCGCCTAGCTCATCCACACCGGAGCGGATAGGGCGCAGCACCGTGACGGTGCGATTCGATTTCAGAAGCACCGGCCTGCACCCCCTCGCCCGATGCGCGGCGACACGTCGGCGCCAATCTGAAAGACTGACGCGCCGGCGATGCCCAACAGGCGGCGCTCCGCCGCCGTCAGGAAGCTGTCGCCGTACGGATTCGAGAAGCTGTAGGAGACCGAGTAGCCCCCCGCGGCCTGCGTCGCCTGAGAGACGCCGTACGGCGTCTCCTCGCCCTCGTCGTAGGCCTGCAGCGCCCTATGGGCGACCTGACGGCACACGCGCATCAATCTGTCGGCGTAGTCGTCGCCGGCGTCCTGCCAATCGATGCCGCGCGCCTCGAGCTGCGCCGAGATCAGGGCCGTAGCGTCTGCGAGGCACTCGGCGACCGGCGCGCCGGCCGGCGGCTCGCCGTAGCGCGCAGAGTACTGCGCTTCGGTAGCGAACGGCTCCATATGGCGCCCCTTTAGGCCGTGGCGCCGCCGATGCGCGCGAACGCGCCGGCCTTGACCATGAACGCGACCTGTGCCTCCACAAGGATGCCGATCATGTTCTGCTGGAAAAGGTTAATCTTCTCGCCCTGCCACTCGATAGTGGCCTCCTCGGCGATCTTGAGGGTGATGTCATCGACGACGCCCAGGCGCGACTTGTTCCAATCGCCGACGATTGCGACGGGCGAGGTCGCGCCGGTGCCGAGGAGTTCGGACTTGCGGACCTCGGCGCCGAAAACGCGGCCGATGCCGTCGGCGCCGGTGCCGAACACCGGGCGGCCGTCCTGCGCCGTCATGGTCGTAACCTGCATGTTGAACAGCGGGGAGCCGACAACGGCGTTAGGAACTGCGCCATTCTGCGCGGTAGCCATGAACGCTGCCGTCAGGGCCTCATAGAGCGCCGTATCACCCGTGCCAACCGTGACGTGTTCGGCATAATCGCCGGCGTTGAACGTGGCGAAGCCGTCGAGCGTCTGGACAGAGTTAAAGGCGAAGTTATCGACGCCGAGGCCGATAGTGCCGGCGGCGTTGGCGATAAGCTCGTCATAAAGGCGCGGCAGGTTGTAGCGGTACTCCGCCGACACGGGGATGATCTGCGCGAACTTGTAGGCGCGGGCGCGAACGAAAGAATTACCGCCGGCAACGGGCTTGACGCCGCCCTCGCCGGGCAGGTTGCTTTCCTCGATGGACGTGGTAACGGGCTGCGCAGGCTCGAGGCCAAGACTAAAAGTCATGAGCGTGTCGCCGACGCCGACGCGGGTAGTCGGTGCGAGTGCGGCAACCTGCGACTGTGCGAGGGCCTCGCCCAGAAGCTCATCTTTGACGGCAACGGGGATGTTTTCAAGAATAACCGGCATTACTGCCTCCTATCATCGGTTGTATTGCTCTGTGATCCATGACGCGAACGCGTCGCGGTTTGACGGCGCGGCGCCGTCGTTCCTGAAAATTCGGGAAGGCTCGACGCCCGGGGCGCCCGCGGGCCTCGCGTCCTCGGCGTATGCCGCTGCAAACGCCTCCATGGCCTCACGGTTCGCGCAAAACTCGAGCAAATGCGCCGGCACGCCATGGGCCTTTGCGACCTCGGCGGCGTCTGCGGCCTTCTGCTCTCGGGCCTTGTATGCCGAAAGCTCCGCCTCCATGGCCTGCAGTCTCTCGGTAACGTCCTGCATCTCTGACACGTGCGCCTCCTCCTTTGCGGCCAATGCGTCAAGCTCCTTCTTGTTGGCCTTTGCGCGGCCTTCCCACTTGCGGGCCTCTGCCTGCCAATCCGTGCCGCCGTCCCCCTGCGGGTCCGTGGCGCCTGTTACGTCCTTGCCCTTTTCGGGGTCGGCCGTGGCGGGCGTCGGGTCGTGCTTGTCCTTCGCGGGGTCCATTAGTCCCCCCTCCTGCCCCTTTGCGGGGCGTCTTTGCGCGCGCCTTTGCGGGCGCGCCCCACGCCAATAAAAAAGGCCCCTTTGCGGGGGCCTCGTTTACTGCTTTTCGTCATGCGTCCGCGCGTATTCCGCGCGGTGCTGCGCTCTGATTTTGTCGCCGTCCTGCTCGTAGTCCTGACGCCTTAGCGCGTTCTGTATCTCGACCCAATGGCCGGCCGACAGCTCCTCCGTATAGGCGTTTAGGCCCAAAGTCGCGGCCGCGTCCGCCATGCGCTTCCTATACGGCGCGGCGCTGTAGCCCTCGAGCGTCACGCCGTCGGCCACGATCATCAACTCGCACCGGCAATTGGGATGCACATGTGCGGAGTAGTCCATGACGCGCGATTTCTGCGCGCGCTGCATGCCGCGGCCGGCCAGCATGGTGCAGAAGGCGCACGGGCGCGCGTCGCCGGGGACCCACGCGACACGGCAGCGCACAGGCCTATAGTTCCGCTGCTCCGCCGTCGCGGTCGATTTGGCTATTACGCCGGCCTGCTGCATATATGCGCGCTGCTTCACCGCGGCCTCCGTGGCCGCGCCAATGGCGCGCCCCGCGGCCTCTGCGGCGTCGGGATGCGCGCGGGCCTTTGCGACGTTGTAACGGGCCTTTGACTCGAGCGCGTCGCGGTCCGGTGGCTGCACCTCTGCGAGCGCCTCTGCTGCGGCGTCGCGCACGGCCTGCGCGGCCTGCCCGTCGCCCAGCGCGTCGAGCTGCGAGGCGAGGAACTCCGCCATGGCCTGCGCCATTGCGTCGCCGTACGCCTCGACCTGCAGCGCCATTGCCTCCGCCATGATCTGCGCCGCGGCGTCTACCGTAGAAGCCGCGTCGAGCGTCGACCACAGCGCCTCCACCGGCGCCGCGGCCTGCGTTTGGCACGCGTGCATTAGGCGCATGTATTGCGCGGCCTGCGCGCGGCTTATGCTAGGCATTCTGGCCCGTTAGGTCGATGCCCTGCAAGATGCTGACGGCCTGCGCGCGCGCCCGCTCTGCCTTGATGCGCTCGACGATGTCCTCCGAGAAGCCCAGCTGCTCTAGGAAAACGTCAGTCGATGCGAGGCCCGGCACGACGGCCGCAACCTTTGTAAGCGCGTCGCCCGCCGCGGCTAGGCTCGGCATGTCAGGCGCACGGAACACGGGCATGATAGCGGCCTCCGCCTCTGTCAGCTCTGTTACGGGCTTGCCCATCTCGGCGGCTACCGCCATGCGAAGCACCGTTTTGAGCGTCTCGCGGTTGCCGTCGTTCAAATCCTCGGCGTCAATGAGCAGGGCCTCCGTGGCCGCGCGTATCGCGTCGCCCGACGCGGGCTGGTCGTGAATCACGCCCAACTCGGATACGGGGATATTCGTCTCCATGCTGAAACGCTCGGCGAGCAGTCGGAAATAGTCAACCGTCTGTTGCATGCTGCCCTGCGCCAACTGCCCGAACTGCGGGGCGTCGCCCGTCACGCCGTCGCGCGTGATCGCAAACAGATTGCCGATATAGGCCTGCCATTTGGTCTCTGTGTCAAATTGGTTGCGGTCCACACCCAATATGTACTTCTGCGGCGCGACTGAGAACTGGTAGGCAATATCCCCGCCGAGGGCTACTCGCGTGGCGCTGTCAGTCAGCGACATTACGGCGCGTGAGATTCGCGACTGCCCAAAGGGCTTGTTATCCGTCGGGCGGTAGGTGAACGCATCCATAGCGCACCTGCCCAGCGTCGTAGGCTCCCACGCGTAGGAATAGACGCCGCCGGGCTGCAGCTCGAAGCGCGCGCGGCCGTCGTCCGTGAACAGCGACATACTGACGGGCATGCGGCCCTTGTCGTCCAGCCTGTGAATCGCCAGCCCCGCGACGACGCGGCCGGGTACCTCATCCCAAAGGGCCGCGGCGCGCTCGGCGCTGTAGATGTCAATCCGGGCGCGGGCGCCGTCAACCATGCCGACGACGGGGAAGCAGCACGAATAAACCAGCATGCTCTGCACCGTCTGACGATAGCGCGTCTTGAGATGCGACCGCGCCATGATGCCGTCGATTCGCGCCTGGGTCTGCGCGTCCGTGGCCGTCACGCCGTCGAGCCTCGAGCGCACGGCCAGCGCGTCAACCGCCTTGCGCGGCCAACCCACGATCACGGGCGTAGATAGCAGGCGCGGGGGCGTCGAGATGCCGAAGTCTCGGAGCCGGTTGTGGCCGGTGTAGTACTGATAGCGCTTCTTGTTGTTGCGCAGCTTGTCGGCCCAAAGGCCCACAAGCTCGAGCACCAACGCGGCGTGCTCGGGCGGCGTCGATGCCGAGAGCGTGGCCGACTGCCTGCCCAATTTAAGTGTGTAATCCATTAAATGAGCTGCACCCCCTGACTCGGGTCCCTTTTCGTGCGTACTACAAACAGCAATGCGAGCGCCGCGGCCTCTATCGGCTCGGCGTATGCGTCTTGGGTCGTTGCAAACGAGAAGCCGCCGCCCCGTCCCACGGGCCGGCGCGTCGTCTTTGTCGCCGAGTCGTCTAAAACCGCCTGACCCGGCGCGGCGTAGTGCGTTACGGCGCCCTCCTTGAGCATTGCGAGGAGGTTTGTCGATGCGGTCGCAACGTCTACCGCCGTGGGTCTCTTGATGAGCTTCTCGGGCGCGCCGGCGCGTATGAGCCGACCTGCGAGCGTCTGCGCGTACCCGCCGCCGTCCAGCACGACCTCCGCCGCCGTGCGCGCCACGCGTTGCACGTCGCGGCGCAGCTCCTCGAGGCCGTGCGTAGTGTCGTAGAGCCGCACAAGCTCGACGCGGGCGGGACCCTGCGCGGGCCTCACCGCGACGGCCAGCGCGGCGTACGTGCCGCCCGGCTCGATTTTGACGGCGAACGCCCGCACGCCCTCGGGCGCCGGGTCTTTCGACGCCGTGCGCGTCCACAGGCTTTCAGGTATGAGCACATCGCCGACGGTGTAGGGCGCCCACCAGCCGCACACCTCGCGCGCGAAGCCCTCGGGCGTCATGGCGCCCAGCGCGTCTAGGATCGTCGCGGGCCTGATTCGGTAGCCCATGGCGGGGTTGGTCCGGTATGCGACCTCTAGCGCGTCGTCAGGGCGTGAGGCGTCGGGGACCTCATCCGCGGCCCACTCTAGCCACCATGCGCCATAGAGCGCGCCCGCGTGGGCCTTGTCGTGCATGTCGCGAAACACCGTTCCGGTGCACTTCTCGCCCGGCGGCGTTCCTAGATAAATCATCTGTTGCGATATGCGCCGGCCAACGTCGGACGCCGCAAACAATGTAGGTTGGATCGCCTCCTGTTGCGCCTCCGTGTATTCCTGCGCTTCATCGATTACACACACGCTATAAGACGAACCACGCCCGCCGGCCTGCGTTCGGGTCTGAAACTCGATATAGCCGCCCGGCTTGCCGTCAGGGCCTACGAAGTAGATGCCCTCCGACCCGGCCGCGCGGTATATGCCGCCCTTAGGCACAAGCAGGCGCCGAAAGTCGGGCGTCTGCATGATGAAAGACGTTAGCTCCTTGAACATGTGGCGTACCGTCTTGCCCTGATGCGCCGTATAGAGCACGCCGAGGCCCAGCACGCACGCGCACCACAGCGCATAGAACCGGGCCGCGTAGCTTTTGCCATTCTGCCGCGGCTTAGATACCGCCACGGTCTTTGCGGCGAAGTCGCCTGACGCGTCGCGGGCCAAATACAGTTGCATCTCGTAGCGCTGCGAGGGCATGAACTGCACCCCGTAGGACTCGAGCACCTCGACGGCGTAGGCGCCCTCCCCGTCGAGATCGCACGCGGGCGGGGCCGTCGTGAACGTCGGCTCCTGCGCCCCGTGCCGGCTATTCTGCGGCATGCCTCGCCCTCGCCTGCTGCAGCGGGCTGGCGTCGCCCGCGGGCAGCGTGTCGAGTTCCGCGGCCGTGTCCAGCAGGCGGTTTGTAAGCTGCGCCACGTCGCGGCCGCTTTCGGTCTTGTCCATTGTCTGCGCGACCTTCAGGAGCGCGGCCTCCAACAGCGTCCTGCGGTCGCCTGAGAGCGCCGCGGCCTCAATCGGGCCGATTGTCGGGCGGTCGTCCATGTGTGGCCTCCTATTCCGTGGGTTTTTCCACAAGCGCCGGCGGCCCCTGTGGTTTTAGGGCGTCTAAATCGACGCTGGCCGAGCGTGGAGATGTGTCCGGGGGCTGCGAGGGGTCGCCCCCTACCCCTTTTGTGGCCTCAGCCAATCGACAGAGCCGCGCACGCCCCCCATAGCTTTGATTTTTGGCTCGTTCATGAGCCGCGCGCCCCGCCTCTCGTTGCATATCCGGTGCGCCGGCTGCACATTCGAACGGTCCAACGCCGCCCGGGGGCGCATGTGCTCGGGCAGTCTCGCCAGCGGGACGATCTCGTCTAGCTCATAGCTCATTGGATGTCCGGGCGGCAGCGTGTAATCTATCGGCTTGCCGCAGATTGCGCACGGCAGCCCCAGCGAAGCCACCCGGCGCCTTAGCTCTGCCCGCTTGCCCCTGTGCGCCTGCCGCGGGTTGTATCCCGGCCTATGCCCAGCGCTCATGGACGAAAATCCGCTCTATGACATCGTGACACCCGTTCGCGGCCGTGTGCGCCTTGCGCGGGCGACTTGCCACCTCTACGCAGTGCGGGGGGGCCGTGAACTCCGACACGTACACCGGCCACGGGGCCGACGCCAGCCACGCGTCGAACCTATCGAAGTCGAACGGCTCGCCGTATCCTGCCGTGTTCCTATATGGCGGGTCGGCGTACACCGTGGCGCCGTCAGGGACCTGCACCGCCTCATAGTCGCCGCGCATTACCTCTAGGCGCCCTTGCAAATCCTCGAGGGCTTGCACGCGCTCTAGGCGCTCGAGGGCCTGCAGCCTGTCGAGTCCCTCGAGCCGCTGCACCCTCTCGAGTGCCTCGAGGGCCTGCAACTCATGGATGCGCCCGCGCGGCATGTCCTGCGTTAGCGCCTTAATGAATCGCATGTACTCTAAGCGCCTGGCTTTAAGCGTCGGGGCGGCGAGCATGCGCGAAGCCTGAATCTTGAGCGCCTCGCACCCGCGGCCGTAGACGTACGTACGCCGGTCGTTCTTGAAGCTGTATAGGATCCGCGTCAGCGTGTCGCCCGACGCCTCGAAGTCGGCGCGCGTGGCGACCGGCGCGGCGTCGCGGTACTCGCCGGCCACTGCCCGCGCGAAAACCTCAGGGCCGTCAGTCTTGTCGTTGGCTATGACGCGGCCCCACTTGCCCGAGAGCATGGCGGCGTGCGTGACGGCGCAGCCGCCTGCGAACAGGTCCACAAGCACCGGCGCCGCGGGCAGCACGCCCACGACCCACTCCGCCACGGCGTTTTTAGAGCCTTGCCACGGCAGGCCGTACTTCATACGCGCCCCCTTTGCCCCTGAGAGCCGACACGGCGCCGCCTGACGGCCGTTTGTGCGTGTGCCGGGTACTTTTACGAGAACACAAGTAAAGGGCGCCACAGCGCCCCTAAATGGCCCACAACAGAAAAGGCCCCGGCGTCTATGCTCGGGGCCTCTCCTGTGTTCGCTTGTTCGCGCATTGCATGCGATACTATCACATTAGCATGTTTACCGGTCACAATCAAGAAACTGTCCGGTTTCTGGCAGGCGCACGCCCTGCGCGTCAACCCACCGCAGGCAGCGCGCCGCCTGCGCCATGGCCCACGACTTCGACACGTCGAGAGTGCGGGCGACCTCGCCCCAGCTCATGCAACGCAGGTAATACAGCCCCGCGGCGTCTGCGGGCAGGGCGCCCAACGCGTCGGACGCCCCGCCGTCGCCCCACAGCACCCGGCCCGCCGCAGTGAACACTGCGCGCGCCCGGGCCTCGAGTTCCGCCAGCTCTGCCTCGAGTTCTATCAGGTCCCCGACGGGGTCGGCCACGCCGCCGCCGCCCGGCTGCGAGTCGTAGCGTATGGCGCCGCACTCGAGAGCGGCCCGCGCCGCCTCTGCGCGGTCCTTCGCCGCGGCGTGGGCGGCGAGCAGGGCGCGCGCCGCAGCGAACCACTCCGCGGCCGTCATTGGATGCCGTAGCGCTGCCCGAGGGGCGCCGCGCGCTCGATGTCCGACAGCTCCATGACGTCAAGCCCGATCGCACGCGCGACCTCCGCCTCCATGCGCGCGCCGTCGCTTTTCTGCCAACCCGGCAGCAATACGACCGCGTCGTAATCGGACTCCCGGCGCCCTATGTCGCCGCTTGTCAACACGTGCAGGCAATGGCGCATACACTCCTCATGCGTGCGCGCCGAGTACATCGACAAGGCGCGCGCCGGGTTGTACGTCCGCGCCCCCATGGCCTTTAATTCGCTCTCGGCCTTCGCGAACTCATCGCGGGCGACTGCGAGCGAACGCCCCGAGATCGGCCCCGAGATGTAGACGCGCCGGCCGGCGAGCGCATGCCCCGACAGCCTCGAGCCAGCGGCCCTCACCATACCAGCCCCCAAACCGCGCCCCATACCCGGATAATGAAATAGAGCATGACGCCGATAATCAGCACATAGGAAAGCCCTAACAAAAATTCGTGCATTAATCCCCCTTTGCCACCGCACGGCCGCAGATCGGGCAGAAGTCAGGCTCCCACGCAGGCAGCCTCGCCGGCTTGTCGGGCAGGCCCCGCAACAGCTGCGGGCGCCCCCTGTCGTCTGCCGTGTAAAGCTCTGCGCCGCACTCGCTGCATTTGAAATCATACTGGCGCGCGCCGAGGCGGCGCCATTGGTTACGGCAACTCAACTCGCCCACGCCTCCAGCACGCAGCGGCCCATCTCTCGGCAGTTGGTCCAACAGCCCCACGCCTCGCAATAGGACTTCCCGCCGCCGATTGCGACGACGGCCGACTCCTCGGGGCAGTCGCCGGGCGTGTGCGCGTCGGGCCATGAGATGCGCATCTGCTCGCCCATGTCACGCCTCCTCCCACCAGTCGCACGTGCCGCAGTCGGACACATAGCAGCCGTTTTCGCTGTCGCTGTAGCAGCACACGCCCCAACCGCAGCGCCCGCACGGGCACGGCTCGAAGTGGTAACACGTCTCGCAGACGCGCGGCTCTACCTCGGGCGGGTCCGTGGGCCTGTCGGGGACCGTGCGCGCCGTCGGGCTTATCCTCACGCCGTCGCCTCGCATGCGCGCCTCCTCTCATCCTTTAGGGCGCGGCGCCGGGCCTTCATGCACTCCTTGCACCGCGACTGCAGGCCGTCCGTGTGCGTCTTATGCTTGTAGAACTCAGACGCGGGAAGCGACCTGCCGCACGCGGCGCAGCGCTTCAGGGCCGGCGTTGCGCGCCGCGCATCCTCTCGGGCGTCCATCCTCTCGATTGTCTCGACGCGCTCGCACATGCCGAGGCAGCGCGCTGCGCGGTAGCACCTGGCCTCGAACTTGCACGCCATGGCGTCACCCCCTGATCAGGGCGTCGAGCTTTAGAAGCTCTCGGCGAAGGAGCAGGGTCTTTCGCAGGATGCCCGTTTTCGTGGCGTCCGCCACGGTCTCGCGCTTTCTGACGCTTGCGAGCTTCTCCCATTGCTGCGTCCTGCTCATCTGAGAAGCGTAGATGTCGGCCGCGCGTCTCTCGCAGGCCGTGTGCACGTTCGTCGCGGCCTGTATGTCCGCGGCCAGCTCTGCGATGTATTGGGCCTTTTTCTCTATTGCCTCATGTTTGATGCTGTCCATGATTCCTCCGGTGCACTCACGCGCGCCCCACAGCTAGGGCAATAGCTGTATAGGGGGCGCGTCCTGTCCCTGTTGGTCTTGAGCCTGCAGCCGCACACGCCGCAGCGCATGACGGCCCCGGCCCATCGCGCCGGCGCGGCCCTGCGGCCCGCCGGCCTAGCCTCGAGCGCTCGCACCCTGTCGCGGAGCCTGCCGTTCTCGTCCGTAAGCTCGACGATCCGGGCGAGGGCCTCGAGGTGCGCGCGGTCGGCGTCAATCATCTGCGGCTTCCGCCTCGGCCCTGCTTTCGTTCATGTGTGCCTCCTTAGCGCGGCCCGGCCGCCCCATGCGGCCCGGGTCGCTTTACGGATTGCCCTCTGCGGCCGCGATGCCGCCGGGCCTAGGTTATGGGTTAGTTATGGATCACTGGAACATTCAAGCCCGGCCGGACTGCCCGCCATGGTGGCGGGCGCCCGGCAACAAATAGGTGGCATATATTCCTAGAGCTAATCTATTAATACTATAGGTATATATATAGGTTATATATACTCTAGAGCGCCCGCGCCGGTTTGTTTACAATTACGGGACCCACAGCCGGCGCTCCTGCAGCGTATCGACCTGCGCGCGCAATGCGGCGTTCTCGCCCTCGAGCCGCGCGACGTAGGCGACAAGGCGCCAGAAGTCCGCGTTGTACATCGCCGTCACGTGGCGCCCGACGTCGCCGAGGCCCACGCCCCGCAGTTTGTAGGACGCGAACGGGAGCCACCCGCCGGCGTTCTCGCACTCTGCCGAGGCCTGCCGCAGCCAGCCGGGCACGTCGTAGGCGCCGCAGTTCTTTAGCTCGCCCACGATAAGCCCGGGCGCCGCGTCGTATAGGATCACGTCGCCGCAGTCGCGTGCGCCCGATAGCGGCTGGCGCCTGCAGCCCGTCAGGCCCGCCTCCTGCGCGTCGGCGACATAGCGCGTTTCGTAGCGGGTCCCCTTGTCTTTCTGCTTGCTCACTCGCGCCCCCTTTACTCATTGAAGTAGACCAGCATAGAAGGGAACGGGGCGGGGCCAAGTGGTACCCCCCCCCCGCTCGAACTTCAGGCGGCCCCGTATGAACTCAATACGCGCCCGGTGGTATATGAACTCATGAAAGTAAGCGGTATCAGTGCGCGCCGGTATGAGCATCACAACCACAGCGCTGGCGGCCTCCTTGGCGCATTTCTCAACCCAGCGCCCTATCTGGCGGCCATACGGCGGGTTACAAAACACAACCTCACCCGCCCATGATTGTTGCAACCCATCGTCTTGCGCCGTGTAGTACTTCGCGCATTTGGCGTTTTCGTCCGTGGCGCACGGGTCTAGGGTAAAGCCGTAACGCTCGTTAAGCGCATCGAACAGCGCGGCGGGCGTCTCCCAATCATCACGCGTAGACATATGAGCCGCGCCGCCCTCAAAGTACCGCCGAGTCATTCGCGCCCCCTTCGCTCCTGCCGCTCGGCGCACTCCTGCATTGCGTCTGCAATGTCGCCGGCGTCGCACCCCATGGCCACCAACAGGCCCACAGTGGCAGTGATGACGTCGGCGGCCTCGGCTATGGCGGCGTCCTCGGCGTTGGCGATTATTGCGCGGTCTATGTCGTCGCCTACGCGGTAGTTGTACCTCGAACGCCAGAGATACTTTACGGCCTCCACAAGCTCGGCGGCTTCTTCCAAAACTTTGAGCGCCTGCGCCTTTGAGTTGGTCGCCATTTCAAGCACGGGGACGCCGCGCACGTCTATTCGCTTCATTCGCTCGCCTCCTCGTTCGCATCCACATGCTTGCAACCCATCGCGGCGGCGTACGTCTTTGCGATAATGCCCAGAACCGTATCAAAGTCGCGAAGGTCGATTACTTGCGACTCTCCGACATATGGAACCGTCTTTATGTCGCTGTCACTCAGGCTCGACGCGTCGCAACCGTTTAATGAGCAAGCAAGGCGCACGGCGTCTGGTCGGCTCTGAAACACCGCCACCGGCTTGCGGCTGTAGCTGCTGCCGGTCATAACCACATGTAGGTTTTTCATTCGCTCACCTCCTGCAGCCCGCGCGCCTGTGCGGCCATGCGGTCTTTGCAGGCCGCGCATAGGTCGCCGCTGCAGTGCGTCCGGCTGCTCAGATAGTCCGTGATTATGATTCGATAGGCGCCGCCTGGCTTGACGTACTTCCCGCAGGCGTCGCACTGCACCGCGGCGCTCATTCGCACACCCTTGCGCCGCAGCATGGGCAGTATGCGGGCGGTTCTTCGTCGTCCCAGTCGAACTCATGGCCGCAGCTCAGCGCATATGCCCGCAGCTCGTCGCGCTCGCCGTAGGTGTAGACGCCCGCGACCTCGCACGCCCGCTCTTGCACGTATCGCCTAAACTCTGTGGCGCCGTCGTCGCGATTCGCGGCCACGACTAGCACCTTCGGCCAATGCGCCCAGCACTGCGTCTCAATAGAGAATTTGGTCACTACTCGCCCACCACCTTTGCGCCACAACACGGGCAGAAGCTATACGGGCTGTATAGTTCGTCGCCGTCGTACGTTGAGACGCGGTGATATTCGGGCGGTATCAAGACGAACGCCCCGCACGCGCTGCAGGTGGCAAGTGTTGCAAAGTCGGTACCGCTGCCCGGGTCGTATCCCTTTACTTCGTACTCGACGTTAAAACGGACATCCGCGAAACCGTCGAGCTTGCATGTACGTTCTTTGACGTAGCCGCGTGACGCCAGCGCGATCTCAAACGCCATAGGCCCGGCGGCCTCTAGTTGCCGGTCGATCTCTTGCAGCGCCTCGCCTATCGCGTCATACACAAGACGCATCGTAACGCTTCCGCTGAATTCCTCGAATTCAGGTCTCACATATGGCTCAATCATTGGCGCGCCCCCTTCGGGTACCAGTCGAAATCCTCAAATGTGCATGTCTTGAAAAACCGCTTATTATTGCACCAACGCGCTAGCCGCCTTTGATAGACATCCGCTTTATTGAACGGCATAACAAACTGGTTGGCGCCCAGCGCCGCGATCGTCTTAATTCGGTGCATGTCGTACTCGGATGACGTGTTAAACCCGACTAGCACGTAAAACATCAGGCGCCACGGCCTCACGCCGTTGCGCGCCAATATCTCGACGCCGCGCGGCACTGCATACTCCTGCGCCTTGCTGTCCCATGCAAAGTGAATGCGCTTACTGCCGCAGGGCCTCACCGACGCCAGCGCCTTGGCGGTTTCGTCGGTTATCTCTCGGATGTCGAGCGCCTCCCAGATCACTTGCACGCCGGCGCGGGACAACTGCCCGCAGGCGTCTGTAAATATGTCGTGATCCTGCATTATGTTGTCGTCTAGCAATCTCACGACGCGCTGACCGGCCCAGAAGTCCTTAAGGTCGGCGACCTTGCGCACCTCTGACCCGTCCATGGTCGGCACGACGCACCACGGGCAGCGATTGGCGCAGCCGCGTGTAAATCTGCCAATAGCGTAATCACAATTAAACAGACTGTAATCCGGCATTATGCATTCGTAGTCGTCGAAGTCCAGACGGGCGTGCAAATCGTAGCCCGGCCCGCCTTTGATCGTCTCGCAGTCCGGTAAATACTCGGGTTCGGGCGTGTAGTCGAACATTTTAGAGACGTAGGCAAGCTGTGGCCTGTCCAGCGCGGGCGCGTACCCGAGCGTTACCGTGTCGCCGTGCGCCTTATGCCACGCACTGCACTTCATTAGAGCCACGTTTGGAATATTTGAGTCTACGTCAATAAGACACACATCCATGTATCACACCACCGCCCCCTGCCCGTCTGCGGCCATATGGCGGAAGTCAGGCTCCCAGCCGGCGCACGCGTCGCGGGGCGTCTGCGAGTCTGAGACGACCGGGCGCGTGATTGCGAGGTATGCGATGCCGTCAACCGGCTTCGGCTTCCTCGCCATGCGCGGGATCATGGTCACGCGGCAGCGGTGCAGCCCGCTACCGCGCATCTGCCCGCCGTAGCGGCCGCACGTGTCGCACGCGTAATAGTTACTCACGGCCTGCCACCCCCTGCAGCGTCCACTCCTCGACGCGGTATCGCTCGGTATCGTAAAACCCCCATTCGTGCCAATCGGGACCCAAACCGGGCCATGGCACGATACGGCTCCGCGTGTCGGGGTCGAAGCCCTGCCGCGTCATATCCTCGACGGCCGCGGCCCGTGACGCGTATACGCCGACGTTCGCCTCGTGGTATTCGCTATACTCACGGCAGTTGTTCACATTCACTATGTAGACTTTCATCTCATGTCCCTAAAACGGGATGTCGTCAGACGCGTACGCGCCGCCGCCCGCCGGGGCCGCGTCGCGCCTTGCGCCGATCAGCTCGACGTCAGACGCCACGACGTCGAGCGCGCTCCGCGTCTGCCCGTCCTTTTCCCATGTGCTATACCTGAGCTCGCCGCGGACTGCGACCTTCTGCCCCTTTGTGAGGCGCTGCGCCATGCTCTCGCCGTAGCGGCCGAAAACCACGCAGTTGATATAGTTCGGGCGGTCCACCCATTCACCCGTGCTGGGGTCCTTTGCGCGCCCGTTCACGGCCACTGAGAACCGGACGGCCGCGCGCGTCCCCTCGCCGCGCTGCTCTGCGTCTCTAGTCAGGTTGCCCGAGATGCAAACAACGTTGATGTTGCCCATTAATTAGCCTCCTCGTATTTGACGCCGGCGTTTCGCGCCAGCTCCTCTACCTTTGCGGCCGCGCCCTCGTACCAGACCGCCGTCTCCTTCTTGCCGGTCTGCCTGTTGACCTCTGCGGCCACATCCTCGGCGCGGTTGCCCGTTGCGAGCGCCAGCGCCTTGCACGCGTCCCATAGCCTCGATTTGGCGGCTTTCAGCGCCTCGGGCGACTCAGTGGCCGGGGCCGAGTCAGACGGCCCGGAAGCGGCGTCTGCGCGTCTCCTGCGGCCATTCTTGCGCGCCGCGTCAGGCCCGACGGTGTATTTTGCGCCCGCAGCCTGCTGCGCTATCGCGTTGCTGACCTCCTCGGCGGTCGCCAGCGCCGTGGTGGCGCCAATGCCGAGGGCGCCCAAACAGCGCCCGAGGGCCGACGTCTCGCAGTTTTCTACATAGCTGGTTTTATTGATTTGCGAGGTGCTGCGCCATTCCTGCGCGTGGCCCGTCGAGATCGGGGGCGCCTCCGGGTCGCGCGTGTCGTACGCGCGGGCCACGCACACCGCCTGCGCGTCGTCGAGCACTAGGAACTCCGTCTCTAGGCGCCCGTCGGGGAAAAGGCCCCAGAAGGCCAATACGCGCTGGTTGACCTCGGCGTATTCCTTGCCTCTGATATTCGTTAGCTTAAGGCTCGCATTTACCTTGTTAAGCCTGTCGGCGTATGCCGTATCCGTCATTGTCTGCTCCTTATCCGTCCCACGGCTGCGAGTCGTCCCAAATCTCGGGGACCATGAGCGGCGCGGGCCTTGCGGGCGCCGCGGGCGCATCCTCGCCGGGCCGCAGCACCGTGACGCGGCCGCAGTAGTCGCACACCGCATGCGAGGGGTAGCCCGGCCGGTCGTCGCGGTATATGCGCGCCGGCCTGCCGCACGCGCGGCCCACAACGACGCCGTAGGGGTTCGCCGGGTCCCGGTATGCCGTATTGGGGCAGGGCGTCCACTCGGGCGCAGCCTCGGGCCTCGGGCGCTCTGCTACATACGCATCCATTGCGCGGCAGATTGCGACCGGCAGCGGGCCGGGGTAGCGGGCCACGTGGCCCCGCAGCCAGTCCGCGGCTCCGCGCCTGTCGGCGGCGCCTATCAGCGTTACGCAGACGCCATCCCACGGCTTGAGGTCCCTACTCCTGCGCATCGTCGGCTCCCGGCAGCGCCAGCGGGTTTTTGCCCTCGGCGATCTGCGCCGCGGCCCAACGCATGACGGCCGCGTCGTCTATGCGCAGCGTCGTGCGCCAGCGCCCGCCCGGGTCGCCCGGGGTCGCCACGTACTCGACGAACTCGCACCCGCCCGGCTGCTCGCCTGCGGCCGTGAACGCATAGCCCGCGGCCTGCCGCGCGGCGCCGTCGTCGTCGATGAGCCACTGGGCTATTAATTCTGCGTTGCCTGCGACCCACGCGGCCCACGCGTCGCGGTCCGTGACTCGCAGCTCCTCGCCCATCTGCGGGGGCTTCGGCTCTGACATCTTGCCGCTGTAGGTCCCGAACTTTGAGCCGTCGGGGAGCGTCAGGTCTATACGGCTGACGCCGTCGTTCTGATACATCTCGAGGAGTTCGGCGTCGGCCTGCGACCGCAGCCCGTCGCCGTCTCGCTTGACTTGCGGCGCGGTCGCCTTGTAGAACGCCTGGGCGATGCCGAGTGCCTGAAACGTGTTAGTCATTCGCGCCCCCCATCGCCTCGACGGCCTCGGCGATAGCCTCGGACGCCTGCAGCGCGGCGAGGTCGTCGAGAAGCCCGTCTATATCCGGCAGGCACTCGAGCGCGTCAAGCTCCAGCCCGAGTTCCTGCGCCTGTATCCGCAGATCTGCGAGCACCGAACGGCCCATGATCTCTGCGCGCCCGGGCTTGGCGTTCGCCATGCACCCGCCGAGGGCGCACACGAACACGCGGCAGGCGCTATGCACCGCGGCGGTTAGCTCCAGCGTGTCGAGATGGTCCAAATATGCGAGTTCCGCGCGCGCCGTGGCGGCGCTTATCCTGCGGCCCATCATGCACCCGCAATCATCGTGAGAAGCCCGAAAACGCCGTACATCGCTGCGATGAGGAGCAGCGCCGCGCCGCGCTCATGCGCCGGCGTGCGGCGTTCGGGGTCGTCGGGGTCATATCCCCATGCTATAATCCTGCGCATGTCTGCCTCCTGTAGGCATTCGCTAGCCCCTGCACTGTGCCAGCAGTGCGGGGGCTTCTTTTATTCCGTCTGACTTGCGAACAGCGACTCCGCCGGCACGCCGAGAACCTCGGCGACCTTCAGGGCCGCGTCGATGCGCGGCACGCGCCGGCCCGTTACCCAGCTCGTAACCGTCGCCGGCGTGACGCCGACGCGCTGCGCCAGCTGCTTGCGCGTCATGCCGCTGCGGGCGATCTCGGCGGCGAGCGTCGCGCGCCTCAGATATGCCATAGATACCACCTCCCCCCATGGCGTCGAATCCGTCAATCTGATGTCACGGTATCCAGTTATCAAAGTGCATCAGGCTTTATGCCATACCCTAACAATATCATGAGTTCTCATAGAATTATGTCGCATTCCTTAAACGGCGTATGCCATATACTTAAAAGGCCTAAACCGTGACGATTGGAGGGGAAATGAAGCCATTGGCCCATGTATTCAAGCGACGGGGGATTAACACACGGCCACTGCGCCGAACTTATGGCGTCGCGCATGCTATTTAGACATTTGCGTAGGTAAATGCACTTATTGGGGGGCGCCCGTTTGCATCTCAAACGTTTTGAGTGCACCAAATCTGCACCGGCCCCCTATGGGTATATACCGCTTAACCGGACCGACGCAAACATACTCGAGCACCTGCGGCGCGTCGATAACCGGCAGGGCTACATTAAGGAGCTAATACGGCGCGATATGGCCCGTTTTAAGGCCCAATAAGAAAAGGCCCCCCGCTGAGTGCGGGGGGCCTTTTTAATTGCCTCAGATTCGACTCTGTGGCCTTGTAACCGCGTTTCTGGCCGCGGCGTGCCGTGCGGCCGCAGACTCGCATCCGTGGCGGGCTTACAGTATCTTGCGGTTGATCTCGTCGAGCGTATCTGCGATTTGCTCGAGGGTCTCGGCGAGGCTGTCGAGCTTCTCGCCGTTGCTGTCGGCTCGCAGTTTGGTGTTAGCAAGCTCGTTAATGAGCGACGACCCCAGCCGGTCCTCGTAGCCGTTCACATAGTTTGCCACGACCTCGGCGAGTTCATGCATCTGCTCATTGGTCATATCATCCTCCCCCCATTCGGGGCGACCGTAGCCCAGCACGCCCCAATCCCCGTACGGGTCGCCGGGTGCGCGCCGCCTCAGCATCACGGCCCCGCCGTTATCGTCTGACGTTCGCGACGTGTTGCCCTCGACCGTCAGCAGGTCGGCCCCGTCCGTGCCGCGCACTATCCCGACGTGGCACGGCCAGCCGCCCGCCGCGAAGAAGACCACGTCACCGGGCTGCGCGCCGTCCGTGCCGTCGTGCCACTGCCCGCGGGCCTTAAACCAGTCCGCGTGTTTCGGGCAGCTCATGAACCGGCCCACGATCGATGACGCGCCGATTTGGGCCGCGCACCACGATACGAACATGTCACACCACGGGCCGACACCCTCGCCGTACCAGTCGCAGTACTTGCACTGGTTTGACTCGGGCGGGTACTCGGTGTAGCCGCTCTGGGACTCAGCGACGGCCACGAACTGCGCGGCTGTTGGCATGTGTGCCTCCTGTCGTTGGGGCTTAACTGATACCGCGAATTAGCCGCAGCATGTCAGCGCCCGCCACGGCCTCGACGGTGTAGGGCATTGTGAATGTGCCACTGGTTATTAGCGTGGTGCCTTCGTTGGCGAAATACTTGTAAGTAGGGCCGGCGCCGGAATCTTGCGACGTGATCACGTCGCCGGGATGAACGGCGCCGGGTGCGTCGTCCGTGTAAGACTGCGCCGCGCCACCGTTGATGCTAATGTTAAAGTTCGCAGCGAGGGCGTAAGTCCCGCCCGCGTCCGTTTTCGGAGACAGGAGAAAAGCCATGGTAGCCTCCTAGGTTGTTGGGTTGTTATTCGTCAGTATTTATACACTGACAGCAATACGGCCCCCGGCACAGCCTCGACCGTGTAGGGCGAAGAAACAGGGTCGTCTTTAATCGGTTTATCTGAGTCGAGAGCTGCATAGTATGCGGCATGATCGAGCAGACCATCAGCCCACGTGATAACGTCGCCGGTGCTGACAGTGCCGGGATTGTCTATCTTGTACGTCTGCGCGGGCGCGCCGTTGATACTCACATCATTTTCGTCAGATATGAGGGCGTAGCTAACAGCTCCCCCCCCCGTCTTAGGGCTGAGAAGAAAAGCCATTTTAGGCCTCCTTTTGGTCGTGGGTCTTGTGTGAGATTTCAAGCAGCTTGAATGCGGGGCTGTCCTTTAGCTCGGGATTCATTCGGGCGAAGATTTCCATGAGTGATCCGATTTCCATCACGCACACGTAGCCCGCCGCGAAGGGCAGCACGGCGGATTTGAAGCCGAGGTCAACGCCGCCGAGCAAACAGCCGTCGGCGATGAGGCCGACGAACAGAAGCCCGAGTTCGGCGCACTTGTGCCCGATGCCCTCGCGCATCTTCTGCGAGCTGAACTCATGGCGCATGGCCGCGCCAATCACGCCGAAGACGATATCGGCGCATATGAGCAGCAGCGCCGCGCATATGGCGACCTGCGCGGGTACGCTGTCGCGAATGGGACTCAGAAACACATCTAGGTAAATGGGGATTTGCAATATAGTGCCTCCTTATGCGATGCCCCACGCGTCGTAGGGTACGAACGCGTCGAAGTGCACGGACGACGCCGAGAAGGCCCACGCGGGGCCGCGCAGGCCCCACGACCTCGCAGACGTTGACCACTGGAACAGGCGCGCGGGGAAGTCCAACAGCGCGCCGCCCGCGTAGCGGAAGCCCGACCCGACGCGCGCGACCGGTGCGCCGCTCATGTTCGCGGGGTATAGGCTAGTGTCCGTGCTTGTGAATATGTTCTGGTTTGCCGATACTGATACGTTCGTGCCGCCGCTGTTCTCGGCGTAGACGCTGACGCGCAGCAGGCGCAGGCCGTCATTGGCCCAAACGTCGTAGCTCGCCGAGTCGAAGCCCGACGGCAGGCGCCCGGTAACTGAGACTTTGCGCCATTTCGCCCACTTGCCGGCGAGTTTCAGCGCGTCGCCCTCGAGATATTTTGCCTTTACCGCGCTCGCCATGCTGTCGCTAGGGTTAAGGTCTAGGATGCGCGTCAGTTCCGTTGCCGACGGGCCGGCGTGCTGCGCATGCGTCAGGGCCGCTTCGTACGAAGTCGCGCTGCCCCTCACCCCTGCGAGCGTGCCGGCCTGACTTGACCCGATGTAATTTAGTTCGAATTGCACAGACGACGGGGCAGACGACGACAGGGCCGGCGCAGCTGTAAGGGCCACGCGCGGCGACCCGATGAGGTCGGCGCCCGTGCCGCTGCCGCCGCTCAATATGGCGACGTCGCCGCCGTTCGCGCCGACGGTCACGACGCCGCCCTCCAGCACCAGATACGACTGCTCGGCGTCGATCTCGACGCCCTCGGCGTTGATTGTGACGCCCGTCTGTGGGTCGTCCTCCTGCGGCGCCGGCGTGACGTGCACCTGGCCTAGGTCGTCGCGCCATACGTACGACGTCACTCCCTCGAGCTGCGTCCTTATGCGGTCGCCCGCGCCGCGTGCGCCGATTGCGACCGGATGCCCGCCCTGCACCTGCAGGAAAACCGGCTGGCCCTGCCATACGGCGCCGACCGTCGGCACGTCGATAACCTCGCCGCCGACATCTACCGAAACCGTGCCGTCGTTGCTGTCGGCGAGCGCCGTGCCATAGACGCGGCGCTCGCCGGCCGGCTCATCGCGGCCGAACATGTCGCGCGCCAGTTGCATCTTGCTATTAAGGCTCGGCACGTTACACCTCCTCGATAGTCAATGACATAGAAACGCCGGCGCCGTCCCACTTGACCTCCCGGCCCGAGACGAAGCCCGACACGATCCGCGGCGCCATGCCGGGCGCGTCCGAATAGTAGAGCGTGCCGGCCTGCCCGACGCGCAACGGCGTGAACGCGGCCTCTACCGAATAGACGCCGCGCACGTCTGAATGCTCGGCGAGCGTCTGCGAGGCGAGCGCGCGCAACACCGCCATGATGTCGGCGCCGTCTGCCACCTGCGACGGCCGGACCTCCATAGCGGCCCAGCGCCCAATGCGCGAATAGTGCCACGGATGCGAAACCGGCACGGTTGCGACGACGCTCCTCCGGTCGTCGCCCTGCTCATACACGGCAACGACCTTGTTGATGATCTCGGGCCGCTCATAGTCCAAACCCACGTGCACGACCGACCCGGCGCCGGGCCGCAGCTCGAAGGACGGCGCGACCTTTGCCGGGTACTGGTACGGCACGAGGCATACGCGGCCGTGGGCGTCAGGCTCGACGCGCCCCCCGCAGGCGTCCGCCATGGCGTGCGCCTCGGTCAGATACGACTCCCCGGCCTCCCACACGCGCGGGCTTTTGGTCGTCGAGTCTATGCCGGGATGCACGCCCGGCACGGCGCCGCACTGCTCGCAGCACCATGAGAAGTGGCCCGCGGCCGACCAGCCCGCGCCTATGGCCGTGTCTGAGTCGTTCAGATTGTCGCCTAGCTTGCGCATCATTGATGCGAGGTCGTATGCGTTGATGTCGCGGCCGTATCGCGTCTGCGTCTCGGGCGCCGCGTACGGGTAGAGCGTTGCAAGCTCCACCCGCTGCGACTCTGCGCCGTCAGACGCGACGACGAACGCGCGCACCG